AAAGGCATACCACCTATCTCGACAGACTCGACAGGTAAGAAATGGATTAGTTGGGTCGAAACACCAGAGACCAACCTAACTGAAATGGCTGTGCAAGGTAAGTTTGTTTTTGTGGGTTTTACTGCAGCAGGAATACAGAGACAATTAGCAACCCCTGTGGGTTTGTTAGAGCCACACAAAATTCAAGCAGCTCTAGCTGAGTCTATTTTATTAGAAACACCTAACATACCAGACTATCGTTTGTTTGCCGAGCTAAGTATCTTAGTAGTAACTGGTTTACTTGTTGCTATCTTAACTGGTTTCTTGGGTATTACTACCGGTTTAGTCTCAGCCTTAACTATTTTTGGTGGAGTAGCTTATCTCGGTTGGTCTTTTATACAACAAAATCTTTTAATAGATGTGACATGGACTCTGATAAGTTTATTTTTGATTGCTGCTCAACAGTTCTATTTAAACTTTAGAACTCAGTTTAAACTTAGACAGCAAATTAAGAAACAGTTTTCTACTTATCTTGACCCAAGACAGGTAGCTAGACTACAAAAGAATCCAGAGTTATTAAGATTAGGTGGTGAGAGAAGAAGATGTACTATTATGTTTACCGATGTTAGAGGCTTTACAAGTCTATCAGAAAAACTAGCACCAGAAGAAGTTGTTGAGATAATGAATAAAGCTTTAACTATCCAAGCAGATGCGGTCAAGGCTAATGAAGGGATGGTAGATAAATATATTGGTGATGCTATGATGGCTGTTTGGAATGCACCAGTAGATGTTGAAGACCATGAACAAAAAGCTATTGAGACAGCCCTTCAGATACGACACGCAATGCAAGAAGCACAGTTAGGTATTGATATTGGTATTGGCATAAATTCTGGAGAAGTTGTAGCAGGAAATATCGGAAGCCAGTCCCGTTTTGAATATAGTGTATTGGGTGATGCTTGTAATCTAGCAGCTCGTTTAGAGTCTTCATGTAAGTCTGTTGGTAAAGATTTAGTTATAGGTGAAGCAACTATAAGCAAATATCAAGGAACAGCAACAGAGTTAGAGCCAATTTTTGTTAAAGGTAAAGAAAAAGCAGTAAAAATATACACAATTTAAGCTAAATGCTGTCAGAGCCACTCAGAGGGCTTGTAAGCAATTTTGTTAAATTTTGGACGTATAGTATTGCTCGAATCGTTTCCGTTCAATACAGAAGATTCTGTGAGGTCATTTTTTCCACAGAATCAATTTTTCAAGGCATTTACTTCTTTTTCGAGATATTTATGTAAAGGGTCAAGTTTTACTTTACCATTCCTAATAATGCTCTTGATTATCTCTCTTTCATGGTTAGGAAATACAGTATCAACTTTATCTTCTGGTAACATACTAAGCTCTGTTACTATTTTATTCTCTCTAGTTAGTAATACTTTAAAGCTAATTAAGTTTGCTTCTTTATTATTCATTTATATTTTCTAAGTTACTAAAGGTAACTTTATCTTGTCTACCTCTTAAACCAGCTTTCATGTAAGAAGTGGCTCGGCCTTCAAAAAAGTTTTGATGTTCGACACCCATAACTTCATCTAACCAAGTAAGAGGATTTTCTTTTTGATTGTAATTAGTTTTAAGACCTAATTGCAAAAGTCTTCTATCAGCAATATAACGGTTGTACTTATACATATCTTCTTTAGTTAGTCCTTGAATGTTACCCATCTCAAAAACTAAGTCTAAGAATTTATCTTCTAGTTCAACCATCTGTCTGCAAATATCGTATATTTCTTTTTTAAATTCATCTGTCCAGATGTCTATGTTTTCTTGAATGAATTGTCTAAACAGTTTGGTCATAGCTTCAACGTGCATAGATTCATCACGAATAGAATAAGTTACTATCTGTCCCATGCCTTTCATCTTACCGAACCTTGGAAAGTTTAATAAGATTGCAAAACTGGAGAACAGTTGTAGTCCTTCAGTAAAGGCTGAGTAGACTGCTAAAGTTTTAGCTATACTTCTTTTATCTTGTCTGGTAGTTTTAATATCATTAATGTATTCATGTTTATCTGACATCTCTTCGTATTCAGCAAATGCTTTATATTCATTATCAGGCATACCAACTGTATCAAGTAATAAACTATACGCATGTTGATGAATAGATTCCATGTTCGCAAATGAACCCATCATCATACGAGCTTCTGGTTTTCTAAAGATACGCATGTATCTATCAATATAACCTGCACCAACATCTACATCTGATTGCGTAAACAATCTAAATATTTGTGTCAGTAAATTCTTTTCTACCTCAGTGAGGTCTTGCCAATCTTTAACATCTGTATGTAGTGGTACAGACTCTGGCATCCAATGCATTTGGTTCTGTAAGACATAATAGTCAAACATCCACGCATCATCAAATGGTTTATAATATTCTCTAGTGCCTAGCAAACTCATAATCTAACTCCCTTAATATTTCTATATATTCTACTGCTTCTGCATATTGTCTAAATAACTTATCAATAGTATCGACCACATCAGGGTGTTCGGCTACTGCGACTGGGTTGCTAAGATATAAACTTAAGTTAGTCTTAGCTATCATTTTTTGTGCTTTGTATTTTTTTTCCAAAGCTTCTAACATTTTATTATTCATTTTTTTCTACCTCTTCTTTTAATTTTTCAATAACAAAATCTTTAAACATATTTTTAAACATTTCCATATCCCAACCTCTTCTGGTGTGATAAATAAATTCATATATTAAAGAATCTCTTACTGCAAATTCTTGATTAATCTCTGTCATTCTTTGACGAATACAGTCTGTTGTTACTGCCCAAATAACTAAAGACTGATTATCATCTTCCCATTTAGATAAACTTTCCCAGTTAGGTTTAATTCTTCGTTTATCAAATCTTGTCATCCTTGTCCTCTATATTTTTTATAGCTTCTACGAAAATGTTTGTTCATAGTTGAGGTGGCTAAATTACCTCGACCTTGTGAAGTTTTTTTACCGTTTGCTCCTGCTACTGGTTTATGGGCGGTAGCAAATTGATTCTTTGATTTCTTCGGCACTATCCCTCACAAGCTATACAACCCTCATCAAGTTTAATACGAGGTATTTTAACATTAACATTCTCGGCATTTCTGGCAGCATTAGACCTAAAATAATATAAAGATTTAAGTTTACTAGCACCATACCAATGCACATCATTGACATACTGCATATAATCATCGTGAACTGCTTGAGGCTCAGTTGCTTTAGGTAAGATAAAAAATAAATTTACCGATTGCGACTGACAAATAAAATCTTGTCTCTTATAAGCATGTTCTACTATCCAAATTTGATTTATTTCATTGGCGGTTTTAAATATTTCTTTTTCTTCTGCAGTTAAAATATCAAGCTGTTGTACTGAACCATCATAACCAGCTATGTCTTTCCATAATTGTGTTAGTTTTTTACCTTTAATACCTTTTGACCTAAAAAGTTTTTCTAAGTATTTGTTTTTTACTTGGTAACTTCCTGAGAGAGTTTTGTGCGTATAAACATTAGCCCTGTACGGCTCAATCGAAGGAGATGTCCCACCACAAATAATACTAGAAGAGGCATTAGGAGCAACAGCGATAAGATGAGCATTCCTAAGCCCACTACCAGAGATATCAGGAGCCTCTCCCCGTGACTCAGCAAGTCCTTGAGAAGCCTCCAAAGCTTTTGTCTTGATGTGTTTAAATGCTTTATGGTTGAAGCCAGAAGCATAGATACTTTCAAAAGGTATTTGTTTAGATTGAAGGTAAGCATGGAAACCCATTGCTCCCAAACCAATCGACCTTTCTCGATAAGCGGAGTAAGTTGCTTTTGTAAAGCCTTCTTTCCCTGCTCGAATGTGTTTTGTAAATCTTTTAAAATTAGCATTGTATTCTCCTAATTGCGTAGTATCAACAGCATTGTCAATAAAATGTTGAAGCACATTATCCAACATAGTAACTAAATCGTTGATAAAGTTTTTATCCTTAGACCATTTATCAAAGTGTTCTAAATTTACCGAAGACAAACAACAAACTGCTGTTCTTTCTTCATCAGTTGGTAAAGTAATCTCAGAACATAGATTGCTCTGTTTGATTGCTAAGCCTAAGTCTTTTTGTTTTTGTGGTAAAGCTTCATTACAAGTATCTAAATTAACTATATAAGGCTCTCCTGTTTCTGCTCTCGCATTTAATACTTGCCACCATAAATCTCTAGCATTAATTGTTTTAATAGCTTCGTTAGATTTAGGGTCAATCAATCGCCATTCTTCGTCACGTTCAACAGCCTGTAAAAACTCATTATTAATATTGACTCCATTGTGTAAGTTTAAACATTTTCTGTTTATATCACCACCAGATTCTTTTCTCATGTTGATAAACTCTTCAATCTCTGGATGCCAAATGTTCATGTAAGCTGCGTAACTACCTCGTCTTGTTACACCTTGATTGAAGGCCAACATTTGAGAGTCTACGACATGCATAAAGGGGATTGAACCAGTAGACTTACTACCGTGAGCAGTAGATACCCCGTTACTACGCACATCTCCCCAATATCCACCAATACCTCCACCCGAACTAGCCAACCATATATTCTCGTCATAATGAGATGACAAACCAGTTCGACTGTCAGGAACATAATTAAGGAAACAACTAATAGGTAGCCCACGACTTGTTCCCCCGTTACTAAGTATAGGAGTGCTAAACATAAACCAACAGCGGGAACTGTAGTTGTAAAGTCTCTGAGCCAGTTCAAAATCTGTAACTCCTTTGAATGTTGCTCCGAAAACGGAGGCTCTTGCGAATGCTTCTTGGGCATGAGTTTCTTCTCCTGTAAAATATCTATCTTTTAAAGTATCAAGACTAAACTTATCTAAAAGTTTTTCATTATTATAATTAATTTTAATACCTAAGTATTCTTTGTCCCCTACCTTATCTTCCATTACTATCCTCTACATATAACCCTATTATACCGTAATGAATTATTTTCATTAGTTCTTTTCTTTTCTCATCTTTTTTACCACATCTCATGGCATACTTCATAATATTACCAATGCTAAAACCCTCACCATGTCCGGCATCTATAATCATATCAGTAGCTTGGTACTTTCCCTGAGAGTAATGTTGGTCATAAGTAGAATCAATATACTCTTTAATGTCTGCTAAGATTTTATCTTCGTTAAATTTGTATCTAATTGTCATAATATTAAGTCCTGTAAAGTTATGTTAGGGTTTTGTTTTACTTTTTTATAAAACCATCGTAAAGAATAAGCATCT